ACAAGGTTATGAATGATTGTATTATCATTCGTAAATATCTTCAACATGTAAACAAGCAATTCTTTGCTAGTGAAGAGAAAGGATTTCAAAGCTGGTGTGCAGATATGTGGGCTGTGTTATGGAACCTTTGGTTGAAAGATCATGAAACTAAAAATATCCCTGAAATGGATTTCTCTTGGGCATCAGATCCTATTGAGAAGGTACATAAGCTTGGATTGTTTCACAATGCTGGTATAACAGATAGACACATGGGGTCTTATCCAGCATTTTATAAAGGAATCTATCATACAGGAAAAGATCCTTTTAATGATACACACATGCAAACTGTCTTAAATGATGAGAATGCACAAAAACATGGTACACACTACTATGTTACAAAACTATTAGAATTGAAAAATTTATATAATTTACAATATTAGTATGAAGGAATATAATGGACTAATTAATCTAGACTATCCTGATGATGAATTTTGTATTTATATAATATATTCTTCTAATACCAATGATAATTCTATATACATTGGAGTGACAGAAGACTACAAACAAAGAGCATATAAGCACTCATGTAGTAGAAAAAGAGAAGAGTATAAGAAATTAGCTTTATATAACTGGATGAATAGAGTGATAGAAGTGGAGAATGAAAAAGTGTTATTTAAAATCATTGAAGAAAATCACACTAAAGACTCTGCGTTCTTAAGAGAAATAGAATTGATACAGGAATATAAAAATAGAGGATTCAATTTATTAAATATGTCTGATGGTGGAAAAGGACATAGAGGTCACATTCCTTGGAATAAAGGCTTAGTCTTTAAAAAGGAAAAAGAAAGAAAACCTTCACGAAAGAAAAAGGTTTATAAATATGATAATGACAATAATTTAATTGCAGTGTATGGATGTTTATCAGAAGCTGCAGTTAAAGAGAATGTATCTTCTACAAGTGTAGGAGAGTGGTGTAGAAACGTTAAATCTCCAAGAAATAATTTCATATGGAGCTATACTAAATTAATCTAAAACAATTTAAAAATAAAAAAAATGAGCAATTTAAGAGATTTAAAAGCCTTTGTAAGGTATGATGGTTCAGGACGTGTAGTTGCAGGTAGCCTTATCTTCAGAAAGAAGAAGCCTACAATTGGTAACTTTCAACAAATTAGTAGTTTCAAATGTTGTAACTACGACCAATCACCTGTTCCTGTAGTGCTTCAAAACACTAGNTATCCTTTCACTTATCCTGACTTTGTATTACAAGGAGTTGGAGGAACTGGAACTTATTTATATAACTATGCTCAAAATGGCACTACTATAAATAATATTTATGAGTTAGCAACTGCATTAAACACAGAATATCCTTCATTTGGTACATTCAAGGTGGTAGATGGTGACTTGTTCTTAAATCCAACAGCTGCTATTGCAGAGTTATTTGCAGCAACTGGTGCTACTAGCTTAGAAGGATTTACATTTGCTGACTAATTAAAACTATAACAATGGTAGATATCGATAAATTAAAGGCTAGTATTGCTAGAGTGAAAGAAATCACTGGCAAAACAGAAGCTACAACAACAACCAGCACTACTACAGAAACAACAATAGAAACAACAACTGTAGCACCTGAAGAACCTGAAACACATTAATAATGGCAAAATCATTATTTCCACAGGACATGATGAATAGTTCTGGAGGAGAATTAACATTAGAAATAGTAGCTGCTAAGTTCTCATACTTCTTTGAGCAGATACATTTATTACATTTACAAACACCTAGTCATGCTGAACATTCAGCTTTGAACTTCTGGGATTATGTTGTAGATGCTAAAGATGAAATCTTAGAGAAGTTGATGGGCTATGAAGGACGTAAACTAAAAGCATATAAAATTGATGCTCTTACAGATTATGTTCCTGGAGCACCTTCTAAGCTTGTAAATGATGTAAGAACATTTGCAAAACAATTAGAAAGCTACGGTGATGCTAAAGGGTATGGTGATATTTCAAACCTTGCTCAATCCTTATCAGGAGAAGCATCTAAAACATTATACTTGTTAACTCAGTCTTAATGCAGATAAATAAAAAGTTTTTTCCTGAGGTGATGCAAGATAACGAACTTGCTTATTTTGCACACCTGGAGGGAATTATATCTTCTGTAGATGAACTATCTACATTAGAGATAACTAAGAACCCTCATTCCTATCATTTTAGACTAGCTGCCTCTGTGCCTAGATATAATGAGATGTTACTAGAAGAACTTTTAAAGTTCCATAACATGTTTCATATCAAACTAGATTTAAGCAAGAGCATTAAAACCTCAGCTACAATCACCTTTGAAATAAATTTGGATGGTAATTAAAAATATACATATCTTTGTATTTAAACAAAAATAAAAATTATGGCAGATATTATTGATTTTCAAGATGTTCCTACAGCTCCATTAGAAGCTCCTAAGTTTGATCCAAAAAAGAAATACTCTTGGGCTCCTACAGATACATTTGTATTAAGTGGTGGAGATTTTGGTATCATATTAAACACATTACGTGCTACATTATCTACACAAGAAGCAGCTCGTATTTTATTAGCTAAAGATGCTCATGATATCATCGAAGGTTTATTAGCTAATGCTGTAGAATCTGGTTTAGTAAAAGAAGTGGCAGATACTCCTAAAAATAGTTTATAAAATGGCAACAATTAAAAAAATGAAGAAAGCTCAAGCTGGGCTTTCTGTTCCTAACAAACGTGTAGGACCTGTTGATCCACAGGGTGCTTGGACAAAAGTTCAAAAACAAACTTTGGCTGACAAAAAAACAAGTGTTTCTTTAACTAAAGATAAAGAACAAGGTGCTACATCTATGGCTAAAGATGGTAAGTGGATTCAAAAAGCAATCAAAAAACCAGGAGCTTTACGTTCAGCATTAGGAGCAAAGAAGGGCAAACCTATCCCTGCTGCTAAATTAGCTGCTGCAGCTAAGAAACCAGGTAAACTTGGTCAACGTGCTAGATTAGCTCAGACATTGAAAAAAATGCACTAATGGCAAGTATTAGAAAACCAGGTCCTTACAATCCACAGAAAGCTTCTGCTTATGTAGGTAAAGGTGTTCTCAAAAATGGGGATACCATTCCTGCTGTTAAAGGAGCAATCACTCCTGTACCTAATGGTCCATTAATTAAAAAGAAAGGACCATTTAAAGGAAGTACATTAAAGAACGGTGGTAAGGTGAAGGTGACTACTGGTGGAGAAAAACATGTTGTATATAAGAAAACAAGTCCTACAGGACTTGGTAAAGGCAAAAAGGGTGATATCATGGTGAATCATCCCACTACTGATAAAGGTAAATGGGACACTATAGATCTTACTCAAAATNGGTAGAGCNAAAACTATTAAACAAGGAGTGGCTTCTGTAAAGAAGTGGCACTCACAACATCCTGAATATGGCAAAAAGTCCAGCATGGCAAAGAAAGGAAGGTAAATCTGAATCAGGTGGTTTAAATGCTAAGGGTGTAGCAAGCTATAGAGCTTCTCATCCTGGAAGTAAACTAAAGACTGCTGTCACTACTAAACCTTCTAAACTTAAGCCTGGTTCTAAGGCTGCAAATAGACGTAAGTCTTTCTGTGCTAGAATGTCTGGAGTTAAAGGACCTGCAAAGAAACCTAATGGTGAACCAACAAGGAAAACATTAGCATTAAGAAAATGGAATTGTTAATTAGTAATGAAAATAAACAAAAATATTTCTCTGAAAAACAAAAAGGAGGAGTTGTTTATAAAATTACTAATAAATTAGATGGTAAGTTTTATATAGGAAGTACAAGTAATCTAATAAAAAGATACTATACTCATATAAATCATATAAGAACTGGTAAGAATAGTTGTGTAAAATTAATTAGAGCAGTTAATAAATATGGAGAAGAAAACTTTACATTTGAGATTGTTTGTGAGTGCCCTACAGAAGAAGTTCTTAAAGTTGAACAGAGATATATAGATAGTTTAAAGCCACATTACAATGTTGCTAAAATTGCTGGAAGTAATCTTGGAATTAAAAGAACAGAAGAAGTTAAACTTAAAAAGTCAGCTTCTCAAAAAGAAAATTGGAAAGATGAGTCTTATAGAGTTAAACATCTAGAAAACTTATCAAAGAATTGGAAAAGTGGAACTAGTCATAAAATGGCTAAACTTACAGAAGAGCAAGTAATTGAAATTAAAAAACAATTATTAACTGGTCTTCTTCCTAAACAAGTTGCAGATGCTCTTAAAGTAANTTATTACTCTGTAAAAGATATTTATAGAGGAAAAACCTGGAAACATATAATTATATGAGAAAGAAATTAAACAAATTGGGAGTTGAAAACTCTCTTTGGAACAACATCAGAGCTGCTAAAGGATCTGGAAAGAAACCTACAGCACAAATGCTTAAGCAAGAACGTAAAATAAAAGCTAAAACTAAAAAATAAAATGGCAACAGTAAAAAAATACCAAAAAGGTGGAACTGCTAAAAAGGATGATTTTGCAGAAGTAATGGGTAAGTCATTAAACTCAATAACACCAGGTGCTCCAGGATATAAACCAGAAACAGCTGCTGATAGAGCATTAGCTGCTAAACAAGCTGCTGATATGAAGAAGAGAGTTGCTGCTGGTAAGCCTATGAAGAATGGTGGTAAGATGGCTAAAACAGCTAAACAAAAGAAGTTTGCTGCATTAGCTCCTCCTAAGAACAAGATTACATTTGCTGATAAGTTAGCAGGTATCAAGAAGTCTTCAAAATCTAAAAAGAAATAAGAAATGGCAACAATTAAAAAGAGTGCAAAATCTGCACCTAAAATGACAAAACCTGTAGCTCCTGCTAAGAAAGGTATACCTGCTCCTCCTCCTATGGCTGCTAGCCCAATGGGTGCTGCTGGACAAGGTCCAATGATGAAGTTTGGTGGTAATATGAAGAAGGAAACTTCTGGAAAAAAAGCTGCTAAAGCATCTGTTAAAATGGCTAAGAAAAAAGCTAATGTAAAGGTGGACAAATCTAGCACAATGAAATCTGGTGGTGCTATGAAAAAATGTAAATACGGATGTTATTAATAAATATTTAAAATTAAAATAAAATGGCAAAAAAAGCAGGTATACTTAAAGCTCCTTCTGGAAAAGCATCTATGCAATTAGGTACTTATAAAAATGTAATTGGTAAAAACACCAAAGGTAAAGCTACAAAAGCTGTAGGTTTAGTTAAAGCTAGTAAAAAAGGCATCTAATGGCTGAAGAGAAAAAAATAACTCTAGAGTTTGATGAAGGCTTCAAAGCTGCTAAGCAAGTTCCTGAAGGTGGAGCTATGTGTTCTAATTGTGCCAAATGGGATGAGAAGAATCAAGTCTGCGTAGGGAAATCATATATTAAATATAATGGTGGATCTGGAAAGATTCCAATGGACCCAGATGATTATGTTTGTGTTTGGTGGAAAGCTTTACCAAAGTCTCAATGGAAAGATTTAAAATAAAACTATGAAATCAGGTAAACCAAGACCAGCTCCTAAAGTTAAACCTCCAAGTAAGGCAGCTCCTAATTATATGAAGGAAGCTGATACAAAGCTTAGATTAAAAAGCAAGATGTGGCCTCTTAAACAAAAGAGGTTATCAAAATAATTACTTCTCCTGCATCCCAACGAACTGCACGCTAAGGTTGATCCTCCAGTTTCTAGAGCTGTGGTCTTAAAGAAGTCATATTCCCCCCTATAGTCTCAGTATTATAGGCCTAGTACTTAACTGCATACCGTAAGATCTGCTTTTAAGTCACTTAAAGAAAAAGCCCCAATTAAGGGGCTTTTTTATTTAGAAGGGTATGTAAATATTCCATATAGGGTTTATGCCTTATGTAATGATGTGTTACATGTTTATGTAAAAATGTAACATCTTCTTCTGTAAACTCAGATATCATCTTTGGTACATAGCTGTCTCCTTCTTTCCATAGATCGTTAAAGAACCTCTGGAATGGAAACCAACCATTCAGGTTTAGTTGATGTAGCATATCACCAATCATATATTTATTGGTAATCTTCACTTTATTCTCCTGCAGCCATTTACCCATACACACATCTTCATAACCATAACCTTTTACAGTCATTGGTTCACACTTCTTAATTAACTCTGGAGATATAAAATAACCACATCCTCCTGATGGATAATCTAGTTCAGGATCTTTTGTATATGATCCTTTCATACTATATCCATACACCCTGGTCTTATCTAAATAAGGAACAATAGATTCAAACAAAGGAATGTTTAGAATAGCATCATCGTCTATAAAGACCAACCAATCATATTCATTAAAATTATCAGTAGTTCTAACTAGATTGATGAAGTTCACAGTCTTTTCTTCATTACTGTGATAATCATCACTCTTAGACATAGATATCTCATTAGCTAGTCCTGTCTGAGTATCTGTAATAGCTACATAATCTAGATTAGCTAACCACGTATTAAGGCAGTTAACCAATCTATTTTTATGCTTATGGGTGGTTTTTAATATAATCTTGTATTTCATTACCAGACATGTATTACATCAAATGGAGATACTAATATTACACGTTCATCGTTCTCATTAATTGGAACTAATGTAGCTTTATTTAAAGCTGCAGGATCTACTAATACATAATCTCCTTCTTTGATTTCTGTAACAACAGTGCCCACTTGTAACACCTTTAACTTAGACATCTTGTTAAGTAATTCTCTTTGTAATGCTTCTTTTGTGTTCTCATCCACAATCAATTTGCTTGAATCATCTTGTGGAGGCATCTCTAAATATATACGATTTCCTAATAATTTTGGCATGATTAGTTATTTGCTAGGTTATTAAATCTTGTTACATCATCTCCTTCTAGATTGATTTCTGTCTGGTAAGTGTTACGTTCCCTTTTGGAACCAACCATCTTACCATTCTTAACCTCAGGTACATTTTCTGAACGCTCATGTACATCATCTAATAGAATTAAAATTCTATCATCATCCATTTGTACTGACCTAATTACTTTGTTTAGGTTAAAACTGTCTGTGTAGATTTTGTCATCTACCTTTCTTGTGTAAAAGAATAAACTCATTTTGTTGGTTTTATTTGATTGTAAAATTCATTACTTAATTGTTGCATCTCATATGCATATGCTTCTTCTGTGTTATTGTGAAGAGGAATTCCTGCCCATTCCATTAAATTAATTGTAGCATGAAATAGTTCATGATTAGCCACTGGTGTAGTGAAATCAGTTGGTAACCATATAATAGGTGTGCTTCCTTGTAATGTACCAAATGTACTACCTCTAGCATCAAGATCACCTGGTTCTACAATAGCTCCATTGTTCTCATGTATATATTTAGCAGCAAACAATGTATCATCTGTAATTAATACTTTAACATCAAGATCAAATGTTCCTCCTTTGAGAGTGATTATTTGATATTTAGATAGAATACCTGCATCTTTAGGCATTGTTACCTTTACAAGGATTAACAATCCTATTAACAGCACTACAGCAATAATTGGTTTAATGTATTTCATACTTCTTCTTTAATTGGTCACGTCTATTNTTTACTTCTTCATACTTGTACATNTTGTTCTCTACATTAGTATGTTCATCTAATGTCAAAAGTATAACATTTTCTTGATCTAATGATGCTTCTGGATATTTTTCTTTTGGTAGAATATGATGAAAGAATATTGATAGGGGTTCAGAACCTAGAGAATCTCCACTAACTTCAGACTTATGAGGTCTTTTCTTCCAGATTTGTAAGAAGAAGGTCTGCATAATAACAGTTTTATGCATCTCTTCTTCATACTTATCGATGGTTGATTGACCAGCATATAATCTAAATCCTTTTTTAGATGTTAATGGTTTTCTAGGTTTATGAATGAAACAATATTCTCCATCACATCCTTTACCACAGGTTTTACATTTACTCATTTTAAACCAGTTGATCCAAAACCTCCTTCACCTCTATCTGATGCTTCCAATTCAGGAACCACTTCAAAAGATATAGGGAGCACTTCTTCAAAATAGATTTGAGCAACTCTATCACCTACACCATATGGGAATTCTGGTACAGCTCCTCCATTAATAATAGGAGTGAATATAGCCATCCATTCACCACGGTAATCAGAATCAATAACTCCAAAAGAGTTATTCAATATCCAATTGAATTTAGTTAAGTTGCTTCTAGGAACAATAATACCTTTATATCCTCTAGGTATTTCTGTTCTAAATCCTAAACCAACACACATTTTATATCCACCTTTATCTGTAATGCTATGTGCATATACATCATAACAGGCAGCTTGCTCGCTACCTTTAATAGGCATGCGAGCATCTTCTGTAACTTTTTGTAGTTTAATCTTCAACATTTTCTTCTATTTTAGATTCTTGATTAATTTTAGCAATGATTTGAGATTTGATATCATCATAAAACTCCTGGTTATCTGTTAACATCTTCTTGAATTCTTCAAGATCATATTTGTGCTCACCAATAGTCATTGTCTTACCATACTTTCTACCAATACCAAAATCATTAATAAGGGTCATGATTTCATCAAGCTTATCAATACCTACACCATATACTATCTCAAACTGAGCTAATTGATATGGAGGGCACATCTTATTCTTGATAGCTTTCACCTTAGTGATATTACCGTAGTTTACATCACCATCTTTAGCTAAGCTCTTGCTCACCTCTATTCTGCAGTCAGAATAAAACTTCAATGCATGTCCACCTTGTGTTGTAGTTGGATTACCAAACATCACACCAATCTTCTCTCTATACTGAGAAATGACAATAAGACATACATTATTTTCAGCTACTGCAGACTTAAGCTTTGGATATGCATTGCTATTCAATCTAGCTTTATAACCAATAGTGCTATCACCAACATCACCATCTAATTGTTTCTTAGGAATCAATGAGCTGTCTGAGTCAATAATAACCAGACCTACCTCACCAGTGTTAATCATTTCCATAGCAATGTTAAAACCTTCCTCACCACAACTAGGCTGAGCAATTAACATATCACCTGTGTTAACACCAATAGCTTCAAAATAGTTTTTATCAACAGCATGCTCACCATCGATATAAACCACCTTCTCACCTTTCTTTTGTGCTTCTGCTACAACATGACCACAGATAGTTGATTTACCAGAACCTTCCCAGCCCATCAACTCATACATTTTGCCTTTAACAAAACCACCAACACCAAGAGTAATGTAATCAAATCCAATTGAACCAGTGGAAATAACATCATATTCACCACCACCTTTTGAATCAAGTGTAAGTACTGTGCCTACACCATAAGCCTTGTTTAATTTGTCAAGAGCTTCTTGAAATTTGGAGATAGAGCCCTCCTGAGCTTTTGCTGCTTTAGCCATATTTTAATTGTTTTGTNAGACAAATTTACTAAANTTCCTGCATATTTCCATGAAATTGTGAATAAAAAAAGCCCCAGAAGTAGAAACTTCCAGGGCTGACACAATTAAAAGAACTAAGACAGGTTGCAAACATACGCATATAAATGCATATATACGCAAATTATTTTATCATTTTTTATCATCTAGTAGTATTTTGTTACCTTTTATCTCTCTAGGAGGATCATAAGGGCAGTGTCTGCAAGAATTACCGCAACACCCTTCTAGTCTTTCTGATAAATATTTTTTTGTGAATATCACATAACCCTTTTCGAGATAGTAATGAATGTCTTTTATGAATTCTTTCTTTTCCATATTATTGTATTTCACATGCACCACCAGCACATGCAGCTACTTGACCAAAGTCTACAGTATCATCTAATTCTACCACCTTGGTTAAGTCTACAGATGTTAAGTGAGATAATTTTTCATAATATTGTATATCAGTAATATCCTCAAAAGGAGCTTGTTTATATGAGCCACCAAAATAAGGAAGTACAGACAGACCATTATACACTTCTCTATTATCCCACATCCATTGACCTACTTGTTCCCATTCATCTGCAACAGAAATTGTAGCACTTACATTGTGAGTATTAGGTCCATTCATATGACCAGGCTTAATCCATTCTGTAGAGAACTTCTTAACACGCTCTAATGTATCTAATGGAGATTCAGTTCTGAATATAGATCCTTCTGGAGCTTTAACAGGAATTCTTACACATACAGTATCATGAGGACGTAATACATCATCTTCACATAGTTCAGGATGATTGATCTGTAGATANATAGCAATGTCTTCATTCTTGTTAAATCTCATTGTACGTAGATAGTATGGAGCATGCCAAGCATGAATACCACTAGCTGTACCAAGGACTAAAGAAGTTGTACCAGAAGGCTTAATACATGTAACACGAGCTGCTTCATTTGTACCTATAAGAGCTGATATGTCTCTATTAACAGTGATTGCTGTGTTTGTGGCTAATTCTAGGTTGTATTTAAGGATTTCTCCTGAACCTATACCTGTCATACCAATTCCTAATAGAGCGTCTTTTTGGGTAGTTTTCTGCCAAATAGGACGTAAGTAATGGAAATCAAAGAAACCTGCTTGTAATGTACCAAAGAATGCTGCTACAGCCACTCTATCATTAAGATCCACTTGATCTTTTACATCAGATACATTAACCTCACATAGGTTACAGAATTGGAATGGTCTAAGACCAATCTCACAACATGGATTAGTTCCCCAATCTAGGTCATTAGACCAATAGATACCTGGTTCACCAGATCCAGATGCTTCAATTCTCTTCCATAGAGCAAAGAATTCTTCCTCACCTACTTCTCCTCTCTTAAGAACAGCACTGTTATTAGCACGTCCTCTTTGTTCATTAAGTTCCCACCAATTGCCATACTTACAAGTGATCATTTCCTCATCATC